AGAAGTGGGAGCGAGTCTGCGCCGCGCTGCGGGAGCTGAACAAGCACCGGGATATTGTTCGGCAGATTGTCGATTCATCCGGTCGTATTGTGTCGGAAAAGTGATTGCCGGAGGCGCTTATGGCGAAACCTTTTACACACGAACAGCGTGAAGAACTGAAGGCCCGAATTATCGGGCTGGTACGCAAAAATGAACGCATGACGATATCACAACTGGAGAGAGCGACGGGAGCAGGCTGGCATTCAGTCAGACGTTGCCTTGTGGATGTACTGGCTTGTGGCGATTTATACATGCCCGGTAAATACGGTGTTTTTACATCAGAACAGGTGTATCGCGTATGGCGTAAGGCAGCGGAGAAAACAACCGACCAGACATTGATTCGAAAGTTACCAGACGGAGAAATACGCCGCTACGACAGACAACAGAACATAATCTGTGGCGAGTGCCGGAAGAGTGAAGTTATGCTGCGTGTACTGGCGTTCTATCAGGGCAATTTTCAGGAGGCGGTACTGTGAGTGAATTAGCTATCAGGCTTCAATTGTCGCTGGCATTCGCATCAAAGGAGAATGAGATGACCACTTTTACAAAAGAGCAGTTAATCAGTCATGTTAGTGAAAATGTAAAGGCGATGAAATTTGCAGTAAAACAGACAGCATTCAAAAATTCTCTCGAGGCAATTGAGTTGGATTTAGCACTGGCCCTTGTTGCTCAGGCTTCGCTGGAAGCAGAGCCCGTGCTTTATATGAATCGATTTACCGGAAAGACATTCTCACTGGAAGAGCAACCCGGTGCTGATAAGGAACCGGAAATATACGTGCCGCTATATGCTGCCCCGCCAGACAGCGCCGCCATGCTTCAGGCTGGAAACTTTCGGGAAAATAAGGGTTCGTCAACCAATAATTTTCGGGAAATCTCGGAAACGTCAACCAACTATCCGGTAACTCTGGATGGTTGGATAAGCTGTAGTGAGCGAATGCCGGATGACTGTCAGCACGTAATTATTTTATGTGATGGCGCATTCGTTCTTTATGCGCAATATCGAGACGGTGAGTTTTTTGATGTAGTCCGTGATGGTGATGAATTTTTCGAAACACAGAGCCGCAATGTAACCGACTGGATGCCGCTACCAGAACCGCCGCAGGAGGTGCGCCAATGAACTGGCCTGAAGCATTTGCAATTACAGGCGTTGCTATGGCTATCGCTTTTTTAGTATATGTTATTTGTCGGTGGGGGTAAAAACGTTCGCCGGGATTAACACCAAAGGAGGGAATATGTCGGATGATATTTCACTGGCAATGGAAGGTGCGCTGGCTGTTATTGCTGTTGTGGGCGTTTACTGCCTGGTTGTGTTTTTGATGGATCGACTAGGGAACTGAATTCATTACGATATGGGAATTCCCATATCGGGTAAAAACGGTTTGCGGTAAAGCGAGAGTTAAGTAGAATTGCTGCGGGTGCTTGAGGCTATCTGCCTCGGGCATGAACACCAACGGCAGATAGAGAAAAGCCCCAGTTAACATTACGCGTCCGGCAAGACGCTTAACATTAATCTGAGGCCATATCTATGACTTGCACATGTAGGTTAGCCTCTTACGCGCCGAAAGGCAAGGAGAAGCAGGCTATGAAGCAGCAAAAGGCGATGTTAATCGCCCTGATCGTCATCTGTTTAACCGTCATAGTGACGGCACTGGTAACGAGGAAAGACCTCTGCGAGGTACGAATCCGAACCGGCCAGACGGAGGTCGCTGTCTTCACAGCTTACGAACCTGAGGAGTAAGAGACCAGGCGGGGTAAACCCCCGCCACCTCTGATGTGTCAGGCATCCTCAACGCACCCGCCATAAAGTGAAAATACTGTTAATTATTTTGCATATTTTTTATGGTGGAGTTGAACTTCATGACCGACCAACAGGTAACAGAGCTTGAGATTGCATATGCTGGGGATGCATATGCGAATAATGAGATCGATGCTAAAATGCTTGGTGATGCTCTGTCTTCATTAAGTAATTTGATTGATAATGCAGAGAAAATTATCCACGGTGAGACTGCAACAACTAGGGTTAGTATTAAGGCAATTCAGGAAGGATCTTTTACTGTTCTTGTCTCTGTTTTGGGTAGTTTATCTACTTTGCAACTCTTGGGGCTTTCTGTTGCCACCGGCGCAAGTGCTGGGAGTTTGGTTGGGGTTGTAGAATGGTTGCGAGGGCGAAAGCCACATGAGGTTGTTATAGATGAAGCCAATAACCGAGCGACTTTTGTTGTTGATAATGAGCGATTTGAGTGTTCAAATGACGTACAAAAGCTCGTTACAAACTCTACGATCCGCAATGAAATGAGTAAATTGGTACACACTCCTCTGCAAACTGAAAAAAACTCGTCGTTTAGAGTAAAAAACTCAAGTGGGGAGGAGATTGTCTCTATTTCGCAAGAGCAATCTGTTTCTTTTAAAAAAGTGAATAATACGGTTGTACAACATACACATGAAGACTCATTGACCTTAAACGTCAAGTTTTCTAAGCTGAGCTTTACTTCCGATACAGATTGGAGGATGGTATTGCCAGACGGCGAGGATGTAAAGGTTAAGATGGCGGATGCTGGTTTTCTTGAGCGAGTAAATTTAAACGAAGCGTCATTCAGTAAAGATGATCTTTTTGTAGTGAATGTGACAAAAAGAGTCAAAGAAACTAATGGTGTATTGGGGAATCCAGCATACATTATCACGCAGGTTGTACGGCATCGCGCCGCAGCTGAACGTCGAATCGTATAGGTAATAATATGCCTTATTTAAGTGTCATGTTGATGATTACGGTTTTTGTTGCCGCCTTTATGTTGGCTCGTTTTGCTGTATATCATTTTTTGGTTTGGCTTAAACCAAGTAAGACACTCAAATTTACTTATATAGATCGATGTGGAGTTAGGCATTATTGCGAAGTTCAGTTGGATGCAAAGGATGCACGTGAGCTCGCGTCCACGTTGAGTGAGGTTCAGCGTGATTTAACGCGAGGCACTTCATGATTCAACAATCTAAGTATGTTGCAAGCCAAGCGTGGTGCACACCGGTGGCAAATTACCTATTGGTCAAGGCTAGCGCATATATTGGGTTACCTGCTGATATCAACGCATTTCTCCCTGGGGTTGCTGTTGTTATTGCTCACTTCTTTTTGCTACTTCTTACGTTTGTTAACGTACCTAGCATAGAGGACGTACGTTTCAAGGTGGATGTGGCAAGGGCTCGTAAGACTCTTACGAAAATGAGAGCTGATGCTTCAGATGAAGAAAAAGTGTCAATTGATAATGCGCTTGCCACCCTGAGAAGCAAGCAGATTGAAAAAACTCTTCGTGATGTTGATTACTCCATGGAGTTACACAAGCACTCACTAAAAAATGACATTGAGAGTATGTAATATACAAAAAACCCGCTTCGGCGGGTTTTTTACTTTAACAGATCAAGTTTTAGCCGATTCCTCCACTAAACCGACCTTCGTTTGTTGATAAGCGGGTATGCCTGACTAGAATCGATGCACTTAAGTAGCGCGCAGGGAGAAGAGGGATGGACCCCGAGCAGGGGAGTGCTATTTATCTGGAAGGATTCTGTTGATGAAAATCGAAGAATTGCGTGAAATTTTTAGTGAAAATGGCCTCTATGCTGTGCGCGTTGAGAATGGGGAAGTTATCTACGCAACGTTAATCCCTGATAATCATGTAATTTTATCTATCGAGGCATTCATTGAATATCTTGAAAGGCTCGGTTTCAAGGTGATTCGGGAATGAGTTATAATTCGTAAGCCAGCCTGAACAACTGGCAACCTACAGCGCCATTGGAGACAGCAATGGCGCATATACAACTGGTCAAACAAACCTCTTCCGGATTACTTCTCCCGGCGACGCCGGAGAGTTGCGATTTTTTGCATCAAATCAAAATAGGTGAGTGGATACACGCGGACTTTAAGCGAGTGCGTAACTACGCGTTCCACAAGCGTTTTTTCAAACTCCTGCAACTGGGATTCGATTACTGGACTCCGAACGGTGGGGCGATCACGCCTCGCGAACGAGAACTGGTGTCCGGTTTCGTTGATTTCCTGTGCGAATCAGTAGGTCGGGAACATACGCCAGCCCTGAGTGATGCCGCAGAGCAATACCTTAACACCGTTACGACTTGCAGAACCCGGGATACGGCCTTACTCAAGTCCTTTGACGCTTTTCGCGAATGGGTAACCATTCAGGCCGGATTTTACACCGAACATTTTTATCCGGACGGTAGTCGTGGGCGCAGGGCAAAATCTATCGCATTTGCGAACATGGACGAAACCGAGTTTCAGCAGGTTTATAAATCTGTACTGAATGTGCTGTGGAACTGGATCCTGTTCCGTAAATTTTCCTCTCCGGAGGAAGTCGAAAATGTGGCCGCGCAGTTACTGGAGTTTGCGTAATGGTGGATTTACGTAAAGCGGCGCGGGGGCAGATGTGCACAGTCAGAATTCCTGGCTACTGCAATCACAATCCCGAAACTTCTGTGCTGGCGCATTACAGGCTGGCGGGGACGTGCGGAACAGCGACAAAACCACACGATATGCAGGCGGCGATTGCCTGTAACTCATGCCACGATTTAATCGACGGGAGAGTAAAAACCAGCGATTACACCAAAGAAGAATTGCGCCTGATGCATGCAGAAGGTGTTTTTCGCACACAAGAGATCTGGAGAAAGGACGGTTATTTATGATTTACCCAACGAACACAGGAAAAAGCGGAGAGCACCTTCGTCTCACCACGCTGGAAAGTGTCTGGATTCAGGGAAAACTGCGCATGTGGGGGCGCTGGTCGTATATTGGCGGCGGTAAGACGGGGAATATGTTCAACCAGTTGTTGGCCTCTAAAAAGCTGACAAAAACGGCAATTAACGAGGCGCTCCGGAGGATGAAAAAAGCAGGTCTGAACAAGTCTGAACTTGAGGCTTTTTTGCGGGATATGATTAACGGTAAGCAAAAGAGCTGGCTGGCGCATTGTACTGATGCAGAGGCATTAATAATCGACAGGGTTATTGGCGAAGTACTGGCGGATCATCCCGGGCTGCTTAATGTCCTGAGTCAGCGTTATGTGGGACGAGGGATGAGTAAGAGAAGGATGGCCGAGCTACTAAACGAACAGTACCCAGAGTGGGCGTTGATTACATGCCGACGCCGTGTTGATCAGTGGTTGAGTATTGCTGAGTTCATTTTGTATTCACCTATGAGAGAAGCGTTCGATTATGCTTAAAAAATCATTGCAAAATGAGCCACAAACTGCTTCAATTCCGGTAAGCTTCGCAAAGCTGTATCGCGAGGCGAACCAAACGCATGAACTTTACCAGAACCCGCCATTGAGCGGGTTTTTTATTGCGGAATTAATTACGGACCGTTATTATTCTGCTCCCGGCCCTTTAGCTCAGTGGTGAGAGCGAGCGACTCATAATCGCCAGGTCGCTGGTTCAAATCCAGCAAGGGCCACCATATCACATACCGCCATTAGCTCATCGGGACAGAGCGCCAGCCTTCGAAGCTGGCTGTGCGGGGTTCAAGTCCCCGATGGCGGTCCATTATCAGCATCATGCGTTGTTAGCTCAGCCGGACAGAGCAATTGCCTTCTAAGCAATCGGTCACTGGTTCGAATCCAGTACAACGCGCCACACCACACTTATCTGCCCTGACTCTCTTTTGCGGGCTTTTTATTACAGGAAAGATACCGGACAGTGAAATGTTAAATGCCTCACAATTCAGGTAGTTGACTGTTGCCTGACATGCTGAGCGTTTGTTAAAAAAATCCTGCATGATGAATCCCCCTGGGCGGCGGGGCATAATGACAGATGTTTGGTTGCGTATTGTATAGGCAAGTTGCGGATTCTGTCTGGTCATTGCAGAATTCACCGGGAGGCACCCGGCATCATGCTGTATACAGAGATTAGGCATATATCCAGGCTCCTCATCGCAGGAGCATTTTTACATGCAAAAAACGCCCGAGTAGGTTCGGGCAACAGCATGAGATACTTGCATTGTCATTTTTATCGTGTGGATTTTAACCAGGGTTTATAAGGCTGCGCAACTGCGCGGCCTTTTTCGTATTGCGGGCTGTAGTCTTCCTTCTGTCATTGTCCTGTAACTTCCGGACTTCAGCCCGCCCCTTATCTGACTCACAACATTATCCCGGCCGGGAGGATTCATGGCATTTAAACACTATGACGTGGTCAGGGCGGCGTCGCCGTCAGACCTTGCGGATGCGCTTGCTCAAAAAATTCGTGAAGGATGGCAGCCATACGGCGGGCCGTTTTCTTCGTATACGGATGATGGCGCAGCACTTATTCAGGCGATTGTCGCAGAAGGTGATGTGAGCACACCTGTTGTGGTGAAGCCGTCGGATGGAGAAGGCACAGTAATCAGCGCCACCAGAGACCCGGAGTATTACTTTGTTGTGGTTCTGGCGGGGCAGTCAAACAGCATGGCATATGGTGAAGGCCTTCCG